TATGACGAAACTAAGTTTGAAGAAATATTAAAAAATTACATTATAGCCAGACAAGAAATACAAAACAGTAAAGCTAGATTTGTTATGGAACTTGAAAAGATTGACGTTCTTACAAATTATTATAATGGTAAAATTAACGAAGAATTAAAAAAAATTAAATAAATGGCAAGAATAGAAAATTTATCAATAGACGCAGGAGCATCATTTTCAAGTAATGTTACTGTAAAAAATACCGATGGTACTGCTTTCAATTTAACAGGATATACAGCTCGAGGTAAAATGTCCAAAGGATATTCTAATACCCATGAAAGAGTGTATTTTGATATTACTGTTTATGCGACAGACGGCATAGTAACAATTGCTTTAAATCGAGCTACAACGGTTCAGTTAGAAGATGGTCGTTGGGTGTATGATGTTGAAATAACAAAAACATCTGATAGTACTGTAACACGTATAGTTGAAGGTATTATTACTGTTTATCCTTCTGTAAGTTCTAGTGTTTAATATTTAAGTTTGATTTAAAAGAATCTATTATATCGTAATTTAAAGTTGATGGTTCTTCCCATATAGTTGATTTTCTCAACCAACATATTGCAGGTGTAGGACTCATTATTGCCAAAGGTACGATTGATTCTTTATCTTCAGGTGAATTAACTCTCATAAAATAATAATTATCTATTGCACGATTAACACCTTTTTCTTTTAATTCATTTAACAATAGTTCTGCTGTTGTATATGTAATTGCATACGCATGGGCACCAGAGTGCCTTTTTATATCTATAACCTCTTTAGGTGGCCCTGCCTTTTTATTATCATAAACACTAGGGTCTGAAAACTTATAACCTAATGTAACTATTTTATTATTAGGTATTTCTATATCTATCTTTTGTAACATAATAGAATCATGTTCTAATATAATAGCACATTCTTTATTATCTAATATTCTTTTCCATATATTAAAATGGCCAGCTGTTGCACAGGCCGCTTCATTCTTCATTATATCATTTACTTTATAATCAAAATTTTTCCATACTTGTTCTTGTGTAAGTCCTTCATATCCTTCTATACACTCCCATTCAAGTCCAATCTTATCACAAGACTTTGCACACTCTCTAGCATATTCAACAGATATAGGATTTTTAGTTGCTAAGATATAGGCCTTTGTTGGTTTCATACCTGTTTTTTTCTTTTTAAAATGATAATCACCATCATGTTCAACTCTACTGAAATTGGATATAAAATCAAATCCAATTGAGTCCATATATGTTATTACTTCAACAACATTGGGTGCGCCTTCGTTATAGGTCTTATGTTGGGCTTCTAATATAATATCTGAACAATTTTTAATACATTCTTCTGCTCCTTTAAGTATATCTAATTCTGAACCTTGAACATCTAATTTAATTAAATCTGGTAATGGATAACCTTTTTGTTTAACTATTGTATCAAGTTTATATCCTACTTTAATTTCTGCATGTTCTTCAACAAAAGCTCCAGTAATTTCTTTATAATAAGAATTACCACCTGGATTGTCAATATTGTGATAAAATTTTAATTCTTTATTATCTTCGTTTGTTAATAGACCAATATGATATTGGTGTTTAGTTGTTGATAAAACAGTTTCAACTCCTTGTTCAGCATCAAATAAAACATATTTACTATTAGGCCATCTTTTCTCAGCATGTCTTGTCCAATGTAATACACAAGCACCTATATCATAAATTACTTTAGGTTCTATGTCTAAATTTTTTATATAATTTTGATGGTCTACAGGTAATCTATCTTCTTCTGTAATATAATCAAGGGTTGTTTTTTGTTTAGTAGATACTGGTGCCTTATAAATCAAAGGTTCAGAATCTACAACAAATGTTTTGGCACCTGTATGTGAACATAATATAGTAGTATCTGCAAATATCTTAAATCCTTTTGATTTTGCTTTACGACAAAAATCTACATCTTCTGATAATGTATTTTTATGGTCAATTGCTGAATGATAAACAAATTGAGGATAACCTACAACTCTTAATACTTCTGATTTAATTAAAACGCAACCCATACCACAGGCCGCTATTTCTAAAAAAGGTGTATTTTTGATTTTATCATAAGGTATATTACTATTACCTCCTTGAGGATTCTTTTCATATATCTCTAATGTATGTTCGTGTTCTTTTCTTTGTATATACAAACCAGAAACCATATCAACATTATGATTTAATAATTTTTTAAGAGTGTCTTTTGGAAATGCAATATCACTATCTACAGAAAACAAATAATCATAATGAATAGCCCAATGAGATATTAAATTTCTTATTTGGTCTATTTGATAACCATAAAAGAATTGAAACTCTGCTTTATATCCTTCAGGCATTTCTAAATCGTATATTGATTTAAATGTTGTAGGTTCAATATACTTATTAGTAGGAACAGCAATTAATATAGTTTTCATTGTGTCAATATTCTGTTTGCGTTTTTAGTTTGTTCACTTGCGTTTACTTTATAATCATTTAATGGACTCATATCATTATAATTATAAACTATGTCTTGTACTACTTTAATTTTATTAGGGTCAGCCTTTTCTATTAATGTATAGAATATAGATCCATCGCCACCTGCTTTGTACCAATTGCCTTGTTCGTCTTTAAATTTATTATCATCAACACTATCTAAAAGAAATGCTTTAAATGTTCTTAAATGTGTGTAAGGCATATTCCAATTAAATTTATGGGAACGATATTTCTTTTCTTGTTTAATTTCATTAGGATAAGGTTGAGATATTAAAGGTATTCTATCTACCATAGACCAACATGAACCATAAGTAAATTCAGTTGTGCCATCATAAAGATTATTATAGAAATGAAATATTTGATTATCATTAACTAATGAATCATCACCATCTAAAAACATTATGATATCATTTTTTTCTCTGTATTCTATTATAGTTTCTATTTGATTTCTTACTGCACCTTTATTTTTTATATTTTTAATTACTTTAATTTTATCGCTTTCATATCTTTTTGCAATCTCATAACTGTTATCAATAGAACCATCATCTATAATGACCATTAAATAATTATCATAATCTTGTGTAATTACAGATTTAATACATTTTTCAATATAATTCTCCGCATTATACATTGGCGTAACTACTATTATCTTTTGTTGTGGAGTTCTAGGTAAATAGTTTTCTTCTTTATTAAAGAATCTTCTACCAAACACTTGATGTATTCTATTATTAATATGACTTACTTTTTTATAGTCGGCTAAAGGCAAATACTCATTTATTTTTTTATAGATATGTTGTTTCCATTGTAATGCAACCGAATCCCAACCTACTATATCTTTTATAATATTACAGTAATACATTTTTTGTTGATGTAAATATCTATCAGCATTTGCCTTTAAAACAATATCAATAAATTTTCTTTCTTGTTCTTCTTTAATAATCCATGGAAATAATCCATTTGGTTCTATTGGATAATCTAACATATAACAGGCCTGTTCAATAGCTGTTTCTTCTAATGCTCCAAAACGATTTGTAATTAATGGTGTGTTATAAGCTAACGATTCTAATGTAGATATTCCAAATGTTTCAGGAAAGGATGCTGGGTATAACATAAAACTGGCCTGTGCCATGATCTCTGCTATTTCAGATTGTTTAATTATACCTGTAAACTCAACATCTAATTTTTTATATTTTTCATCTGCCACAAGTTGTCTCCATTTTTGTTCTTGTACATCTGGTGCTGAATTTTCTCTAAAACGATAATACCCACCAATTACTTTTAATTTGGCCTGAGGTATATTTTGTTTAACTCTTTCCCATATTCTTTCAACTAATGGAATCATTCCTTTAGTAACTGAAGCATTATAAACATATAAGTGTGGATCTTTTTTAGTTATATCAACTTCGTCTTTATATCTTATGATACCATTACGAGTTATGAAAATATGATTTTTTAAAACTTCAAACATTCTTTTTTTACCATGGTCACAATTAGTTACATAAGAAGTTTGAAAATCTGATAATGTAAATATCTCATCAAAGTCTTTATTTAATAACATATCTTCAAGTAGATGATCTCCACGAGAAAAGGTATCGTGCATCCACATTGCTTTTAATTTAGCGTGTTGTTTTATTTTTGAATATCTTTGTGGTTTAAGTTCAGTAAACTGATTGTATAAATGTGGGGGTAAAAATGGTATTACGGTTCTTGATGATATAACAACGTCAAATTTAAAATCATTTGGAAAATCTAATCTTGTATGGTCAATATATTTGACATTATCATAGACGCCTTCTTTTGCTTCTTTATCAATACAATTATTAAAAACAGTTACATCAAATCCTTGTTTTGCTAGTTCTTTAGATATTAAGATAACTGCGGATTCTGAACCTCCTAGGCCTCTTTTGTTAAGAGTATCACCATCATAAGTCAATCCTATTATGTCAATAATTGCAATAGAAATCATATTATATTAATAAGTTTATTTATATAAATATAGAGTAACACAATATTGTGTTAAAGTCAAGTATATATCAATCTATATAACGTGTAAATGGGAGCCAAATGACAAGTATAATGAAGATTAAACGTAGTTCTATACCTGGTAAGGTATCAAATACTACAGACCTAAAATTAGGCGAAATTACAAGTTTTAAGGCTTATAAAGGCCAAGGAAGATAAAAACAAATGCCGGGTATTGTTAGAGTAAAATTGGACAAGCATATTGGGCATGCTAAGGCAAAAACTCCATATCATCAGACTCCTTACAAAACAGGTTCAGAAAATGTATTTGTAAATGGAAAATCTGCTGTTAGAATAGGTGATCTATGCGCTTGTACAGATCCTGCAGAAGAAGGAAGTCAAACAGTTTTTATAAATGGCATAGGCGTTCATAGACAAGGTGATAAAACAGCAGGTCATGATGGTTGGGTGCCAAATAAAGCTGCTACTGGTTCAACAAACGTATTTGCAGGATAATATGGCTGAATTAGATACATCAGGTTATACATTTACAACTCAACCTACAAAATTAGAGACAGAACGTTTTGAATATACTGCTTTTGGTTATTTTGACGATAATCCAGGCATAGTTGGTAATACATATAAAAGTTATATCGGAATTTATTATGATGATGAGGGAGATAAAACAGAGTAATGACTATAACTTATAGAAATGTAAAAGGTGTTGCTTTAACCTATGACGAAATGGATGAGAATATCCGTGACCTCCACGAAGATACAACAATTGATAGAGTTTTAGAAAATGGTAATACAACTACAAAAAATATAACTGTAGGTTCTTTAAATGCTACAAATATTACACTTAATGGCCAACCTTTAGCTGGGTTAGGTTATACGGGTTCACTTGGTTACGCAGGTTCACGTGGTTACACAGGTTCATTAGGTTATACTGGAAGTTTAGGTTACACAGGTTCTTCAGGTGCTTTTGCGGCTTTAGGATATACAGG